TGGTATCTGTTCCTGCGCTTCCCTGTAAAGATTGTCGTTACAGCGCCAACGTCAAGCCAGCTTTACGACGCTTTGTTCGCGGAACTGAAGCGGTGGGTTAAGCAGCTACCGCCCATGCTGCAGGACCAGCTAGACGTGAAGCAGGACAGGGTCGAGGTCAAGGAAGCGCCCAACGAGGCATTCATCTCGGCCAGGACAAGTCGGGCAGAGCAGCCGGAAGCGCTGCAAGGCGTTCACAGTGACAACGTCATGCTGGTGGCAGACGAGGCGTCCGGTATCCCAGAGGCGGTATTCGAGGCCGCTGCCGGTTCGATGTCGGGTCACAAGGCGGTGACGCTGTTGCTGGGTAATCCGGTGCGCTCCGCGGGTTTCTTCTACGACACCCACAACCGGCTCAAGGATGACTGGATCACCATGAAGGTGTCGTGCGCCGACTCTCCCCGCGTCTCAGAGGCGTACCTCGGAGAGATGGCGGCACGCTACGGCGAGGAGAGCAACGCCTACCGGATCCGCGTACTGGGCGAGTTCCCCAGGTCAGATGACGATACCGTCATCCCGATGGAGTTGCTGGAGATGGCGCAGCAGCGGGACGTTGAGCCTAGCGCAACAGCGCCAATGGTCTGGGGTCTGGACGTTGCGCGGTTTGGTAGCGATAGGTCGGCACTCTGCAAGCGCAAGGGTAACGCCGTGACCGAGCCAATCAAGACCTGGAAGAATCTGGACCTGATGCAACTCACCGGCGCGGTGGTCTCCGAGTACGAGGCACTGCCACCAAGCGAGCGACCAACCGAGATCCTGGTGGACTCAATCGGCCTGGGCGCGGGAGTGGTTGACCGGCTGCGGGAACTGAATCTTCCCTGTCGCGGCATCAACGTCTCCGAGAGTCCAGCGATGGGCGCGACGTACCGGAATCTGAAAGCCGAGCTATGGCACAAGGCCAAAGCCTGGTTGGAGGGACGTGACTGCAAGATGCCCAAAGACGAGGCGCTGGTGGCAGAGCTGGCCATCGTGCGGTATTCGTTCACGTCTAGCGGCAAGATTCAGATTGAGGGCAAGGACGAGATCAGGAAGCGCGGTTTCCCGAGTCCGGACCGCGCCGACGCCTTTTGCCTGACGTTTGCATCAGACGCGGTGATAGGTGCATTCGGCGGGGCTAAAGTGTCCTGGAGCAAGCCGCTGCGCAGGAATCTTGCTCGCGTAGCATAATTGCGCATCCAACCAAAGGGGTAATCTATGAAGATGGACAAGGCCGCGAAAAAGATTGAGAAGGTGATGGGCGAGTACAAGGCGGGTAAGCTGCACTCGGGCATGACCAAGCGCGTTGTAAAGAATCCCAAGCAGGCGATTGCTATTGCGATGTCTGAGGCCAAGCTGCCCATGCGCGGCGAGCGCACCGCCACCAACAAAGCCAAGAGGGGGATGTAATGGCTACACGCGACGTACCGGCCAAGTACCAGGCGGCGATGGACCAGATGATGACCTCCGATAAGGAGGTGGCAAAGTGCCCTATGCCTACCCAGGACGTGGTGCTGAATCTGAAGAACCGCGCCAAGGCGATTACAGCCGCTAAGTATGGTCCTGAGAACCCGAAGCTGCCAAACGAGGCTTTTTGGCGCAACAAGGCAGACACCTGGGACGTTAGCATTGAAGATTCAAAGAAGAGCCTGTGCGGTAACTGCGCGGCGTTCAACGTGCAGGACTCGATTAAGCAATGTATTGCGAAAGGTATTGGAAATGAAGCAGATCCTTGGGGAACTATACGACTCGCTGACCTCGGCTATTGCGAGATTTTCGACTTCAAGTGCGCAGCTAGTAGAACGTGCGATGCATGGGTTACAGGCGGCCCGAACGATGGCAGTGGAGACGATGAAGAGTATGTGGACACGGAACTAGAAGGGGAAGAGGAATGAAACCTGGACTTTATGCAAACATCAACGCCAAGCAAAAACGTATCGCGGCTGGCTCCGGCGAGAAGATGAACAAGCCTGGCACAAAGGCAGCGCCTAGCGCCGCCGACTTCCGCAAGGCGGCTAAGACGGCCAAGCCAGTGAAGAAGAAATGACGGCAGACTGGACGCGCAAGGAGGGTAAGTCGGCCACTGGCGGCTTGAACGCCAAGGGTCGCGCCAGCGCAAAAGCAGAAGGCATGAACCTCAAGCCGCCGGTGAAGTCCGGCGACAACCCGCGTCGGGCGTCATTTTTGGCGCGGATGGGGAATATGCCTGGCCCTGAGATGAAGGACGGGAAACCGACCAGGCTCTTGCTGAGTCTGAACGCCTGGGGCGCATCTAGCAAAGCAGACGCCAAGGCGAAGTCCAAAGCCATATCCGCGAGGAACAAAGCCAAGTGATAAGCCCCATTGCAATCAGCACCGTCCACGGCAAAAACCTGGCGGTGATGCTGGCATCAATCCGCGAATACTGCCCCGAGATTCCGGTTTATCTGCGCGGTCCTGCCTCGGTTTTGGACCGGTTCGACGCCGACGTGAAGGTGATCGGGTCACCAAGAAATTTTGGCGAGGACTACAACGACATCATCAACTGCGCACTCAAGGACTTCGACTCAGTTGTGGTGGCGAATGACGATATTGTCCTGACACCGTCAAGCTACAAGGTTTTGCTGGAGGACGTCGAGATCGTAAGCGACATGAAGCTGAACCCTGGGTGGGTAGCGTCCAGGTGCGATTGGGCGCGTGCCTGGATTTGTGCAGATGCCTTTACGAAGTGCCCATTTCCACCACTGAACTGGTACTCAGATGACGTGCAATGCAACGACCTGAGAGAAGTCGGGTACAAGAATTTTGTGAGCGCGTCCTACGTCCACCACGTCGGCAGCCAGACTGTTGGCGTGGACGCCAACGCATTAACCAACCAGGCGATGCCTTGGCTTATGAAGAACCGACCCCAATATGCCAAACGCTGGTTTAACTCTTAACCTCGGGTCCGGCAAGGACTACAGGGATGACGCCATCAACGCTGACATCCGTCCGGACGTTGGCGCTGATTGGGTTGTGGACATCTCCGACCTACACATTGGTGGCATCGTCAAGTGGAAAGATAACTACGTTCCCATCAAGCGCGGTGGCTTTGAGCGCATCATTGCCTTTGACGTCTTGGAGCACATCCCCAACCTGGTGAAAGCCATGACCAACTGCCGCGACGCGCACCTGGACTACAAGCTCTCAGAGTATGGGAAAACCCTAGAATTGGGACTAGACGAGTTGCTCCGCACGCCTCGGGCGGTGGATTCCATGTACGTCGTACTACGAAAGATACCCGTATGAACATGAATGAATTGCCAATTACCACCGACGTGGCCGCCCAGGAGCAGATGGATGACACCGAACTGGAGGCGATCATCGGGCAGGACCTGACCGACGCCGTCAGTTATATCGATTCCGATATATCGCCCATTAGGGCGATGGGGACCGCCTACTACCGTGGTGATCCGTTCGGGAATGAGGAGGATGGGCGCTCCCAGGTGGTTGCGATGGAGGTGCGCGACACCGTATCGGCCATGATGCCGAGCCTGATGCGGGTGTTTTTTAGTAGCGAGAACACCGTCGAGTACGTCCCCGAGACACCGGCAGATGTTGAGTACGCCAAGCAAGCCACCGACTACGCGAACTTCATCTTTGGCCGTGACAACAACGGTTTCATGACCACCTACGCCATCTTCAAGGACTCGCTGGTCCGGAAGTGCGGCATTGCTAAGTTCTGGTGGGAGGAGTCCGAGAAGGTGGATATCACCGACTTCACCGGCCTGGATGAGCAGACCCTGCAAATACTGATGCAGGAGCAGGCCGAGGTCAAGATTGTGGTTTCGTACCCTGACCCAGACGCGCCCCCCATGCAGCCACAAATTGACCAGTTAACTGGTCAGATGTTGCCGCCAATGCCGCCACCCATGTTGCACGACGTGCAGATCAAGCGCGTCACCAAGGACGGGCGCATCAAGATTATGGCAGTGCCTCCCGAGGAATTGCTAATTGACCGCCGAGCGCGGTCCTTTGATGACTGCAGTCTGATTGCGCACCGCAAGATGGCGACTGTCGCCGAACTGGTGGCGATGGGCTACGACGAGGACGAGGTGCTGGACAACGTCACCGCCTCCGACCTGGACGAGAATGAGGAGTATTTGGCACGCCAGCCGCTGGCAACCGCCGTCGGCCAGACCGACAGCGCCAACCCAATGCAGCGCCGCGTTCTGTACATCGAGGCATATGAGCGCATTGACTACGACGGCGACGGCATCCCCGAGCTGCGCAAAATCTGCTGCATGGGTTCCGGCTACAAGGTGGTGCGCAACCTACCGGCGTCCTACATCCCGTTTGTGGACTTTCCCTGCGACCCAGAGCCACACACCAGCCCTATCGAGGCGATGTCCATTTTCGACATCACGCACGACATCCAGGAGATTAAGTCCGAGATCCTGCGCAACACGCTGGACTCTCTGGCGCAGTCCATCCACCCACGCACCGCGGTGGTCGAGGGCCAGGTCAACATGGACGACGTGCTGAACAACGAGACCGGAGCCATCATCCGTATGCGTGCCCCTGGCATGGTGCAGCCGTTCTCCAGCCCGTTTGTCGGGCAGGCGGCTTTTCCCATGCTGGACTACATC